TTTTTTTTTTTTTTTTTTTTTTTTTTTTTTTTTTTTTTTTTTTTTTTTTTTTTTTTTTTTTTTTTTTTTTTTAATTTTAAAAGAACAGAAACGCAGTCGTAAAAGTAACGAGGTAGCGGTAACTAAGCATAAACGTCAAAGACGATAGGGAAGTGTATGTCATGTTCGGACATATATTCTTGCATAGTAGTGGAGCCAGGGGGAGCATAATCAGGATCATTAAGGAAGTGGGATGGATTCCATTTTGATGTGGAGGATAATTCACCTTGCCAGGTTGAGTAGCGGGAGCGTACTTCATGGATGTTGGGAAATTGATGCAGGTTGAGGCGGAAGTCGGGTTCGTAGGTCATCAGATATTTGAGATAACCAGGGAGATCACGGTGTAGGACGGATTCATCTTCTTTGGTGTAGGTTGGTGTCTCGTACGGTTTGAAGGTAAGGTAGACATCTTTGCAGAAGTTGTGAAACGTCGGATCGGAACCGGCGGCGGCGTACGCGATGCCAATAGCTCTGGAGGACATGTATCTTGGGTCAAGACCACGTTCAGGGAAGCAGAGTTGGGCAACGAGTTTTGGAATGCTGCGTTTAGGATAGCCAGCGTTAATCTGGTAACCGAGCATTTCAATGCGCGTTCGAATCTGTGTTACAAGTGATTTCTTTCGAGATAGAACCATGCCAAAGCGGGTGAGTGCATGTGTTTCAAACCAGTCAGTGAAGAGCTGAAGGCGTTCGAGGGGCCAGTGAGTAAGGAGGACGTTGTCGTCGCCCATTACAAAGAAGCAGATGGCGAGTATTTCATCGTCAGTGCATCCGAAGTGGATGAGGCCGTGAATCAGGAGAACTAGATTACAGTAGGAGTCGAGGTATTGGGTGTTAAGCATGCCAGAAGCGATGCCAGCGAAGCAGCGGAGGTAGGCGTAACCATCAGCGATGTAGTATACACAGTTGAAGTACCATAGACGGAGGAAACAAAGGATGTTGAAGAGACGAGAGAAAGTTTTGTCAGTCGTGAGATCAGGGTAGGAAGGGTATTCGACAGTCGGAGCATAGCCATGAGAGCATATGAGTAGAAAGGGAAGGAATACAGTGAAGAAAGTATCAACGATAATCCAGGGCATGCGTTGGTCGAAGGAGGACCAGTCGATGCATAGGTAGGAGCGGTATTTACGGGCTTGAATGTCCATAAAAGAGCAGCCACCACGGATGGTTTCGATTGAATACATAACAGCGGAGTCAACGGAGCGGGCCATAATGTGAAGGGGAAATGTGAGCATACATTCTAGATGGAGGAAGAGAGTGTCCATAGCGTAGATGGGTCGTTGTTTTTGAGGACCATTTCGACAATTACATGTGGTATATGCTGGTGCTACTGCAGTTCTGTTTGTTCCCGTTTTTTGTTATCAGCATTCAAGGCGACAAGGATGATCGTGCCTTTGTGTTCACCACA